CATAATATCACCTCAAAAACATTATACAATATACTTAATATTATTGCAAGTTGCGTAACTTTATGGTATAATAGTAATTATGGTAATGTAAATGTAAAAATAGCCAATTCCAAATATAAGCCAGTTTATCAATATAGTTTAGACGATAGGTTTATTCATTACTATTCATCACTTAAAGAAATGGAGAAAATTACAGGATTTGGGTATTCTAATATCTCCAGCTGTTGCAATGGGAGATTATTTAAATCACATGGATACAAATGGAGCTATACACCGTTAATATAATATTAAACTACGTTTATTAAGAAGGTGATTATATGTTTGATAAATTAATAGATGTCCAAGTTACCAAAGATATTACAGAAGATTTAAAGAATTCTTTAAAAGAATTAAAAAATAAAATGGTTTGCATAGGAGTACCACAGGAAGATGATGCGGCTCGTAGCTCAAATCAAAAAGAACATATTACCAATGCACAGCTTTTATACATCCATACCAACGGTGTTAGAGACAACACTATGATTAAAGAAATGCAACATGATATTAATTCTGGCAAGCCTTATTCGAGAGCATATGAATTTTACGTGCAAGAACATGGTTCGCCTTTATTTAAAGTACCGCCTAGACCAGTTTTAGCCCCAGCAATAGAAAATTCTAAGGATAAGATAGCAGAACAAATGAAGCAAGCTTTTCAATCTGTATTAGAAGGTGGAAATATAACCACTGAATTAGGCAAAGTAGGGATGTTAGGACAAAATATCTGTAGAGAATGGTTTACGGACCCAAGTAATAAATGGGCTGCTAATAGTCCTTTAACTATAAAGAAAAAAGGCAGTGATAAGCCCCTGATAGATACAGGAGCACTAAGACGTTCTATAACATGGGTTTTAAGGGATGATTCAAATGATTAATTTAAGTAGAGTAATAACAGACCCACGAATAGCACAACCCAAACCATTTACAGTATGGAGAAAATCTGGTTCATGGCAAGGTGGCAGATGGGTTCAAACTGAAGATTCAGTACCCACACAAGGAATTATTACCCCTGCCACAGCTAAAGATATTACACAGGTTCCTGAAGGAGATAGAACAGGCGGGGAATTAACAATATCATCATTATCACCTATCTATGTAACACATTCATCGAGTGAAAACTTTCAAGGAACTTCAGATGAAGTCGAGTGGAATGGTGAAAGATATAGGGTGTTTAACGTGTTTCCTTGGAATGAATTTGGATTTTATCATGCAATTGGAATAAGGATGATAAGTAAATAGAATACACTATTTTTTACCATATTCATGCAAGACTAATTTTATTGCTTTATCCAATAATTTTGATATTGGAATCATAGTTTCTTTAGATAATTCCATTAATTTATTATAAAGTTCCGTGTCTATTGCATTAGATATTCTAGTTCTATTTTTTAATCCATATTTATTCATAATATCACCTCGGAAATATTATAGCATTTTACATCATATAATTGCAACTACCATCAATTGATGGTATAATATAGTTAAGGGGTGATTTTGTGCAAGAAATTTGGAAAGATATTAAAGGGTATGAAGGAATATACCAAATTAGTAATCTAGGAAGGGTTAAATCATTACCTAGATGGGTGCGAAATCGAAGTGGCAAATATATCACTAAAGAAAAAATCCTAGCGCCTATAAAGACGCGCAAAGGATATTTAAATGTACATCTTCAAAGCAAAGGATATTCAGTCCATAGATTAGTTGCTAAAGCTTTTATACCTAATCCTTTGAATTTGCCACAAGTAAATCACAAAGATGAAAATAAAGAAAACAATTCAGTTAATAATCTTGAATGGTGCACTAATAAATATAATGCAAGTTATGGAACCAGACCTGAAAGAATATCTAAAAAATCTAGTAAAAAAGTAAATCAGTATTCTTTAGAAAATACATTTATAAAAGATTATTCTTCTGAAATAGAAGCAGCTAAAATAAATAATTGCGATGGTTCACACATTGCAGCTTGTTGTAGAGGTAAGAGGAAAACATGTAAGGGGTATATATGGAAATATGGTTATTAATAAATTCTATTAGGAGGGAGACATGTGGAAGATACTGTTTTAACGCTTCACCAAATAGAAGACATTTTTTTTAATGAGACATGTAAAATGCTAAATTTGGATCCTACCTTGCCAGAAAACCAGGGGAAAGTTAGATTAGTTTGGAATAGTGATGGTCAACCAGGATGGAGTGTAGATGAAGACATTGTATTTTTAAGGATAACACCACAGGATGATAAAATTGCAAGGCCACAAGACATTTTATATAATACAAATGCTTCTGACTATGCATTAAAAGAAGTAGGATATACTAGAGTACACAAAGTAGACTGGACATTATATGGCCCAAATTCATATGACAATGCGGATTTAATAAGATATAAAGTTTTAAGCAAAGATTACTTAGAAGATTTTAGGAAAAGTAATCTTTTTTTAATTACAGATGTAACAATGCCTGTAAGATTACCAGAACTGTTTAATGGCCAATGGTGGGAAAGAACAGACTTCTCAGCTTCTTATAATGAATTAGTAGTTAGAAGAAGCCAGTTACCTTACATTTTAGGTACAGATATAAGATTAATAACAAGCAGATAGAGAGATTAAGTCTCTCTTTTTTTATTGGAAAAAGAAGGAGGTTAAATATATGACGACTTTACCTTTAAGCGATATAGTTGACGTTTCTGTAAATGTTGGTCCGGTTGCACAAGTTAGGACTAACTTTAACTTAGGACTTATAGTTGGACAATCAACTATTATTTCAGCAAGTGACAGGGTTAAAACTTATTCAAAGTTAGGGGATATGACAGCAGACGGATGGACAGGGAATGAACCAGAATATTTAGCAGCACAATTATATTTTTCTCAAACTCCTCAACCTGGACATATAGCAGTAGGAAGATGGGTTAATACTGGAGAAACACCAGAAACAGCAGTTGCAGCGGTTACAGCATGTAGGAATACTAATGCCGAATGGTATGCTTGTACGGTTTGCGGAGCTGCTAAGGCAGATATACAGGCAGTTAGTGCTTATATAGAAGCAGCAAGCCCAGCGTGTGTTTATTTTTATACAACACATGATGATGATGTAGCAAGTGGCACAAGTGGAAATATTATGGATTTATTGTCTAAAAATAAAGTCCACAGAACTTTAGGACAATTTTCTACTGACAGCACAAAAACAGTAGGATATGAAGTAGGCGGGGCAAGTGCGGCAACAGATATTCATAGTGGAACAGCGAATAAATTTAAAATAGCTGTAGATGGAGACACAACTTCACATGAAATAGTTTTGACTTTAGCTAATTGTACAAGTGGAGATACTACAGCAGCAGAAATGCAAAAACAAATTCAAGCAATTTCAGACACAAGATATTCCAGTGTAACTGTAATTTATTCAGTAGATCATTATGTTATTACTAGTGCTAATGCTGGAGAAGGCAGTCAAATAAGAATAACAGCAGGAGATACCAACGATATATCAGCAGGATTAAAAATAGGTGCTGCAAATGGTGCAACAGATATTGACGGTACATCAACATATAAAGAAGCAGCAGCAGCAATAATGGGATATGCAATGGGAGCTAATACACAAACAGCTAATAGTGCTTATACATTAGATGCAAAAGCAGAAGTTGGAGTTGCAGCTGCAGATATAACCAGTACAGAATTAACTAAAATAAAATTTTACAACGGAAATGTATATGTAAATCGTGGCAGTGTCTATAACTTGTTTGAGAATGGTACTATGCATGATGGCACATTTTTTGACGAAGTATTAAATTTAGATATGCTTTCAAATGATTTACAAGTAGCTGTCATAAATGCGTTTACAACAGAAAGTAAAATACCACAAACCGATGCTGGAATGGAAATGCTACAAAATGTTTTAACAGCACCACTAGAAAATGCAGTAAAAATAGGATTTATAGCACCCGGTGTATGGAACAGCCAATCGGTATTAAGTGTTAAAACGGGTGATGTTCTAACCACAGGCTATAAGATATTATTTGATTCTATAACAGACCAAACACAGGCAGATAGAGAAGCTAGAAAAGCACCTCCAGTTTATGTGCTTGCTAAATTATCTGGTGCTATTCAATATCTTAAAATTGGTTTGTATATAAATAGATAGGAGGGATAGGAATGACTGCTAGTGTTACTACTTATAGTTTTCAAGATGTAGTAGCTACATTTTCATGCCCCGGCGTAGGAGTTAAGAGTTCGGATGGCGCAGGGCTTGGAAGTATATCAATTGTTATGACACAGACTAAGACAGTTCAAGAAGCAGCAGCAGACGGTTCTATTATGGTTTCTAAAATTTTAGGCGAAAATGGAACTATAGCTTTACAAATTCAACAAACAAGCCAGCTACACAAATGGCTATTAGACAACTGGTATAACTATATAAATCAATCCAGCAATACTTCAGACTGGGCTGCTATGACTATTATAATAAAATCAAACGCTTTAACAGACTCAACAACATGTATTGGAGTTTCACCACAAAAACTCCCAGATAGGCCTTACCAATCTCAAGGTCAACTAATTACATGGAACTTTTTGGCAGCTAAAATAACTCAGGAATAGGAGAACACTTATGGAACAAATAAATAAGAGAATAGATTATAAGGATATTACAATAGGAACCAGAAAATTTAGGCTTAATAAATTTGATGCCTTAACTGGTTCCTATATGCTTTTTAAATTAGTAGGAATATTAGCACCTATATTTAAGAACATAGATATTGAAGAAGCTAAAAACACATTAAAAGGTACTAATCAAGATGAAAGTAAAGATGTTAATAAAGAAGATATAAGTGTAAATAACATAGCTGAAATACTAACTGAAATAACTAAACTTCCTAAAGAGGATTTTGATTATATTCAAAAGAATTGCTTAATGGTAGTAAATGAAATATACCCAAATAATCCTCAACCTTCACCACCTGTTCTTAATGAGTTTGGAACATTTGGAATATTAGATTATGATATGCCACTAATACTAAATTTGACTATACAGTCATTAATATTTAATGTTAGTGGTTTTTTCGGCGAAAACCTCTCAGCTTTGAACCTAGAGGGGTTAGCTACTTCCCTGCAGAATTCGCTAACGTAAATACTTTTGTATATGCTCCGGTAATAGCTGGCATGTGGAAACAACATGAGGTTTATGATGGAACTTATAACTTAAACGATCTTTTAGATGCTCATGAAATTTTAGCTGTAAAATCAGAAAATCAAGCACGTGCTGCAGAAGCAATAGAAAGAGAACAGAAAGGGGGAATTTAGAAAATATGGATATGAATGTAATTAAAGAATATTTAATATCACTCGGTTTCAGAATTAATGAAGATTCTTTAAATAACGCTAAGCAATCTATACAGGGCGTAGAAGGAATGGTTAAAAACTTTGCAGACTCAAATATGGATAATATGTCGTCTATACAAAGTTTTTTTAAATTATTCAATTCTTCTATAAAAGATAATTTAGGAATAGTTTCTAAAATTGTACCAGAAGCAAAACTCCCCCTTTTACAAATAGTAAGTTTTGCAGAATTACTTTATAAAGCAATAGGAAGAGTATCGAAAGGTTTTAGAAGCGTAAATTCAGATAAGCTAAAAGATGCTCAAAAGCAAGCTAAAAATGCTTCTAGTGGAATGAATAATTTATCTAAAAAATCTATAGAAGCTCAAACACCTATTATACAACTTATTACTTTAATAAAAGAACTTAATAGTTCTATAAATAATCTTGCACAAAATATTAAATTAAATGTAGATTCAGATAGCGTAAAAAATGCTTCTAGTGTAGTAGAAGATTTAAATAAAAAGGGTAATGATACAGGTAAATCATTTAAACAACTAAATAAAAATAAGGTAGATTCAAAAGGAATAAAAAATGCTTCAAATGCTATGGAAAATTTCTCAAAGAGAACTGCAGAAGCTAAAACACCTTTAATCCAGCTTATAGAACTTGTAAGAGAATTAAATATTGGCATAGATAGGCTTTTACTAAGTTTAGAAAAAATAAAAATTCCTAGCATACCTGTAAAAGTTCCTAAAATGCCTAAAGTCAAAAAGCCAAAGGAAATACCTAATACTACTAAGCCTATTCCAAAAGAGCAGCCTATAGAATTGCCTACTAATTTACCAACTAAAGGCATGGATAATATGGTTAGAAAAACTAACAATGCAACAACAGCATTGCAAGTTTTAAAAAATACTGGTGGAAAAGCTGTAGAAGATTTTTCCAAAGGTTCTAAAATAGCATTAGGACTTGTAGCAGGTGGATTCGCTGCTTTTGCGGTAGCTGCAGTGGGAGCTTGGAAAACAATTACTGGTTTAGCAAAACAAGACTTAGGATTTCAAAAATTAGCAATGCAATTATGGACTACTACAGAAAACGCTAGAGAGGTTTCCATGGCACTAAAAACCATGAAAGTATCTATGCAGGATTTATGGTTAAGCCCAGAATTATTACAGCAGTTTAATCAATTAAGAAAAGATACAGCACAATTAAAACTTCCAGATGATGCAGAAGAAAGTTTAAAACGTGTTAGAAGTGTAACTTTTGAATTTCAAAGATTAAAACAAGCTGGAAGTCTAGCTTTCCAATGGATTGGATATTATATTGCTAAATATGCAGCCGGACCAATAGCAGGTATACATCAAGATTTACAAGCCTTTACAAACTGGATACTGAAAAATATTCCAGAAGCAGCAAAAGTAATTGGAACTGTTTTAGGTACGATTCTTAGATTAGCAATAACTTTAATAAAAACTGTATACACATTGATAAAACCTATTGTAGAAATAATTCAATTTATTGCAGAAGAGTTAGGTAAACTCCCTAAACCATTGCAAGACATTTTAAAATTAATTGGATTGATAGGGGTTGCTTTAATGACCGGGCCATTAGGAGTTATATTTTTAATTCTCTTAGCATTAGATGATTTGTTTACCTACCTAAAAGGCGGGAAATCAGTTATAGGCGGTTTCTTTGGTGAATTCACTAAAGGTGCTAAAGCAATTAATGATTTAAAAGCCAAACTTAAAGCTATTAAAGATGCAGTTACAGAACCTTTTAAAGAACTTAAAAATGGATGGGATAGTTTTTGGGGAAGTATTGGACAATTTATAGATAATATAGAAAAGAAATTCAAGAAATTTGAAGATAATGTTAAGAATTCCCCTATAGGAAAGCTTGTGGGTGCAATAGATAAAGCGTTACCTAGTGCAAAAAGTAAAGTTGCAGGATTTGAAAACAACAGTAAAAAAGGAGCATCTAATATGTTCTCATATTTAATGCCACAAAATTATAACACAAAGAATAGTACAACCAATGCAACCCATAACAATAGTCAAAGTAACACATTCAATATTTATGGTAGCAATGCTAATGCTACAGCCACAGCAGTTACAAGCAAACTAGGAATTGCTAGTCGTAATTTAGGAGGTGTGGTTGACTAATGGCAGAAATAAAAGCTACTACTTATATAGATATAAACCCAAGTAGAGCGGATGAAGGAGTATATAGGTTTGATGCTGTATTTAAAACAGAACATGATACTAATTTAACTATAACAGAATCCCCGGTACAGACAGGAGCAAGCATTTCAGATCACGCTTATATGGAACCAAAAGAGGTCACATTCGATGTTGGAATGTCGGATGTAATGACTAATGTTACTGGACAAGGATTTGACGCTAAAGACGGTAATACAAGGTCAATAACTGCTTATTTATTCCTAAGACAATTACAAGAGCAAAGAACACCTTGCCGACTTGTAACAAGGCTTGGGAATTATACAAATATGTTAGTAGAAACTATAACTACAAGTGATGATAACACTACGGCACTTGGGTTAAAAGCTACCGTAACTATGAAAGAAATATTAGTTGTAGCAGTAGAAACAGTTAAAATTTCAGCAAGACCACAAGCAAGCACAACTACAAATAATGGAGACCAAAAAGCACAACAGGCGGATTCAAGTATTTTATCAGGCTTTTTTAAATAGATGAGGTGATAATATGGCAACAGTAATAATTCCTTTAACAACAGACCCTAATGATACTTTTTCGAGTACAATACCAGTCAACGGGGAAAACAAAACATTTTATTTTTTTCTTAGATTTAATGAAGAAGCTAATTATTGGGTTATGGACTTATCAGATGTTAATAAAAATCCCATAGTATCATCCATTCCTTTAATAACCGGAATAAACATCTTAGAACAATATGAGTATTTACATATAGGGAAAGCTTACATTGTTAAGACGGACGATAGTTTATTAGCAGATAAACCAGACATAAATAACCTTGGAGATACCTTTAAACTTGTATGGACCAACAATGATTAGGGGTGATACTAAATGAGCATAGAAGAAGATACTTGGAAATTTCTAAGAGGAAAAAATCTTCCTGAGAAAAGCACCGCAGCTGTCATGGGAAATATATATGCTGAAAGCAGTTTTGACCCTAGTGAAATTGAATCCGGCGGTGGTGGAGGATTTGGACTAATCCAATGGACAGGTGAAAGACGCAGCCAGCTTGAATCGTATGGAACTGATTTAACACATCAGTTTAATTTTTTATGGGCTGAATTAACTGGAGATACCGGAAGCACCGGAGCATCTTTTCAGTGGACGGATAGAAGTGGATACTTAACACATGATAATTTTATGTCTGGCAATGGAAGTATAAATGATTTAACTGCAGCAATGTGTTTTTGCTTTGAAAGACCAGGAGTACCACGTTTAAGTGTAAGACAAGAATATGCACAAAAATATTATAATCAATTTACAGGAACCGCAGGTACACCAAGTGCAGATTCCCAACAATCTGTTTCAATACCATCTACCAATTATGAAGTGGTTGCAAATAGTCAAAAACAAGGGCAAATACTATATGGTAGGCGGTATAGAATAACTGTAAGTGATGATAAAGGAAATGGCTTCGATGTATCTCAACTTAGATGCACGTTTTCAATTGTAAAGACTATACTTATGGAGCCTAACACTTCAGAGATAATAATATACAATTTAAATGCTCAAACAGAAAATAACATTGAATTATATGGTACAAGAGTTACAGTCGAAGCAGGATACGAAGGTAGTCAATATGGGACAATATTTGATGGAGATATATTACAAACTATAAGAGATAAAGAAGACTCTGCTACATATAGATTAACAATAATAGCACTAGACAGTGATAGAGCTGTAAACTTTGATATAGCTAATTATTCACTATTACGAGGGCAAACAGCTAGAAGTATAGTAAATCATATTGTAAATAAAGCTCAATATCCTGTTAGTTTAGGAAGTATATCAGAGTCTTTAAATAATTCTCCTAAACTCACAAGAGGAAAAGTTTTCTTTGGAAAATCAAGTGATTATTTAAACCAAATTGCGGAAAGTAATGGTTGTAAATATTACACAGAAGATGGAAAAGTAAATCTTATAAAGTTAAGTGAAATGCCTAAAAATGAAATATTTGATTTAAGCCCCTCTAGTGGTTTAATAGGTACTCCAGAGCAAAGTGATTATGGAGTAAATGGACAATGTTTATTGAACCCACAGATAAAGGTAAATTCACTTATTCATATAGACAATAGTTTAATAAGAGCACAGAAAATAAGCATAACAGGAAATAGTACAGTACCAACCATGGGAGGTAGCAGTACAAATTCAACTAGGCAAAAGATTATAGATAAAGCAAAAGAAATAGTTCAAAAACATCAAGAGGGTAAAGCTATTTACGTTCTAGGAGGTAGAGGAACAAATTCACAAGGACAAGAAATGTATGATTGCTCTATATTTGCAGAAACTTGTTATGCAGCAGCAGGAATAACAATGCCAGCACCTAGCGGAAATCAATATTCCAAATGTGCAAATGGAGGACTTATTTCAAGCGATATGAGCAGATTAAAAAATGAAGGAAAACCAGGAGATTTATTATTTCAAGGTTCTGGAGGGTCAGAACATGTTGAAATATACGATGGTAATGGTGGAAACTATGCAGCACATACAGCAAATAGACCTATACCAGAACAAATACGGCATGATAATAATATAACATCACCTTATATGACTTCTTGGGGCAGACCTAAGGAATTAATGGATGCTGATAATGGCAATCCGCCTAGTGCTAGTGGAACAAGCACTACAGGTTCAGATACTACACAAACACCTGTATATCGTTCACTGGATAAGGATGGAATTTATAGAGTTCTAAAAATTACCATATCAGGAGACACGAGGGGTGACGAGTGGTATACGGATTTTTCGACTGTGACACAGGCGGGTGGCGTAATACCTATAACTGCAATTTAGAGGTGATAATATGAACAATCAATCAAAAGTAGATATATCACAACTTTTAAATAGACAAGATGATTTTTACAGGAAGTTTAGGAAAGGCACTATGACACAACTTAGGGTAGCCATGCCTGGTATTATTCAATCATTTAATTCTACAGAACAAACCGTAACTGTACAACCGGCAATAAAAGAAAATATAATAAAAGCAGATCAAACAAGAGAAACAGTTAATTTGCCTTTATTATTAGATGTGCCTATAGTTTTACCAAGAGCAGGAAATTTTGTATTAACGATTCCCCCAAAACAAGGTGATGAATGTTTAATCGTTTTTAGCGATAGATGTATAGACGCATGGTGGAGCAATGGTGGGGTACAACCTCAATTAGAGAAAAGATATCATGATTTATCAGATGCTTTTTGCATTTTAGGAATATACAGTCAGCCTAATAGAGTATCTAATTATTCTTTAGATGCTTCAGAATGGCGAACTTTAGATGGCAATACAAAAATATCTTTAAAGAAGGATGAAATAAATATAATTTCTAAAAGTATAAAAATGAACGGGGTAGATGTAACCCCTAAATAATAAGGAGAGTGAAAATAAATGGATTTCAAAGTGCTAGATGAAGGTAAAATTGTAAAAGAGCTTGTGGATGTTTTAGTTAAAAACCAAGTGCCAATAAAAGCTTTGGATAATCTACTGGAAAAATTAAAAGATACGGTTGCTTTCCATACGATTATCCAAAAATAATATTATTTTTTAAAATCTTCTATGAACTTTAATCCCTCGTAAGATAGCCTAGGGTTATCTGCACTTAGCATAACGCTATTTTGATTGCACCGTCTAGTTATTCCTAATATCAGATTTCTATTAATACATTCTTCTAATGCAGTATTAAAATCTTTATCTTTGCTTTTAAATTTTGATACTAAGTTATCAACGTTAGAATCATTGTTGAGTGTATTTAATATATCATACATTAAGGACTTAAGTTCTTCTTTACTTTTAAACATATATAGCACCTCCTTCTAAAAGATAATTCTATTATTATTTTATTTTTCCTTCTTTTATAGTATTATCATATAGAGGGGGAATATATATGAAAAAGAAAATTATAGGGTTAGTTTTTAGTTTTACTTTGTGCTTTACTTTGCTATTTACATATGGAGTAAAAGCAGATGGACTGCAAAATACAAGATTGGGCGGTTTTACCCGTTACGACACAAATATAAAGGTTGTGCAGCAAGGATGGCAAAAATCAGATTGTGCAGTTTTGGTAGGTGGAGAAAACTTTCCAGATGCTTTAAGTGCAGCACCTTTGGCTAAGAAGTATAATGCTCCTATATTTTTAGTATTTCCAACAGGTATAGATTATAGAATAACAGACGAATTTGACAGATTAGGTGTAAAAAAAGTTTTTATAATTGGAGGAATTAATATAATTCCTACACTAACAGAAGATACATTAAAAAGTAAAGGAATATCTTATGAAAGAATTTATGGCCAAAATAGATATGAAACTTCTATTGACATAGCAAATAAAGTAGGCACTCAAAACGGTGTCATGGTGACAACCGGTAATGATTATTCGGATGCTCTTTCTATAGCACCTATAGCTGGAAAATTACAAATGCCTATAATATTATCACAGAAAGATGTTTTAACTTCTATACAGAAAAAGTTTGTATCTAATAATACTATCCCTAAAGCTTATATATTAGGAAACACAGACATAATAAGCGATAATGTTGCTTCAAAATTTCCTAATGTTCAAAGAATAGCAATAGAAGACAATAGATTTGCCAGAAATTTAGATATAATAAACACATTTAAAAATGATATTGATTTTAGTACTGTAATATTAGCTTCAGGTGCAGATTTTCCAGATGCTTTAAGTGGATCAGCTTTAGCAGCTTTAAATGGTAATCCAGTGATTCTAGCAGGAGAACATTTGCAATATAAATATAAGGAGAGCGCAAGTAATAATTTTATAGAAGATTTATTAGGAAATAACGGAGTAAAGAATATATATGAGTTATCATTTAAAGGAAGCAAAATTGATGGGGATTTAGATGATGTAGTAAATGCAACTAATGCTTTAAATAGTATAAAATCAAAACTAACGCTTGACTCAAATTTTAACCTTAAAACAGAATATAAGAAATATAGTTATGATGGAAGTAACTACTATGTTATAGCACTACACGAAGAAAAAGATGGATTAGATTTATGTGACTTCTATCAGTATAAATTTTTAGTAGATACAGAAACAGGAGACACCTACAAGCTTGATATAGATACTAAAGAAATAACTCCACTTGACGATATGCAAATAGGGTTAAATACCAACGATAAGCAAAAAGCCCTTGAAACTGTTGCAGACCATGTTACTGAAAAAGGTGATAATGCAGTAGTTGAATGTGATGGAATTGAAGATAAAGATAATATGAATTGCTATATTATACATGTTTATGATAATCTTTATGACCATATTTCCACTATAGATTTTTATTATGCCGAAATAGGCACAGGCAAAATTTATATACATGATGCCGATACAGATACAATTAAACCTATAAATTAATATGCTTTAAAAGCCTTAGGAATTTTCTAGGGCTTTTCTATTTGCAGGATATTTGAAGCATTTTAGAGAATATATTCATAAAAAATGAAAGAAGGTTATTTTATGGGTATATTTAAAAAGATATTTGGCAATAAAAATACAGCAAGAACAAATTCTGAGCCAAAGACATGGAGGGAAGCATCTATAAAAGCTACTAAAGGAAATGAAATGTATAAAGAAATAAAGAAAGAATTAGATTATTCTTTATATGAAAAGATATATAAAAAAGTAAAAAATAATTATATGATAATGAAGTTTTTCCCAGAGAATATTCCAAAGAATATTGTATATCATGTAATAAATGAACACTTTAAAGGTAGGCGACCAGAAAGTATATGTGAAGATATACAAAATAAATTTTTCGACATATCAAACAAAGATATGCGAAAAATTACGTTTACAATATGCAGCGCATGTTCAGCAAGTTTCAATCAAAATAGAAGCCAAGATTTAGGACTTAATTGGTATATTTGGCGTACTGCTGGTGATAGCAAAGTTAGAAAATCTCATAGAAAAATGGATGGGTTAGTAATTAATTTTAATGAACCACCTTCTCCAGAAAGGTTAGTTGGAGAACCATTTATAGGAGAATATAATGCAGGCGAATGTGATGGATGCAGGTGCTATGCAGAATCAGTAGTTAATATAGATTTTGTCAAATTCCCAAGGCGTGTTTATTATAATGGGAAAATTCAAGTTATGAAAAAAGCGGAATTTATGAAAATATATAAAGGATCTTGACAATTAATAAGAAATCAATATATAAAAGGCAATTGCTAATATATTACCTCTTGACATTTGCAGTATTGCAGTATATACTAAATGCAGGAGGTGAGAATGTGGCAGAAAAAACTATTACCATACGAATTGATGACGCTTTGCATAAGGATATAAAAATTAATATTGCTAAAAGAGGAATTTCACTTAAAGATTATATAGTTCAGCTTATTAAAAAAGATTTGTATGGTGAAATAGGCAAAAAATAAAAGAGATAGTCTCTCTTGTAATTTGGCGATTACAGACTATCTCAGTACCCAATCAAAATTGGTAAATACATTATATCATTTTTGGTTGGATAAATCAAAAGGAGGATAATGTATGAGTAATGAAATTATAGCTATTAATAATGATAATTTAATGGTGAAAGAATATAAAAAACAACGAGTTGTCACTTTATGGGATATTGCAAGATTGCATAATAGAGATGTCCGAGATATAAGGAAAATATTTGAGAGAGATAAAAAATATCTAATTGAAAATGAGGATTTCTATTTACTTGAAAAGCAAAGCGATTTTGCTGTGACTCTAAACCACAGCGGAGAAGTTACAACTCAGGCACTAAATGCTTCAAAGAATATACCAGTGTTCACAGAAAGTGGATATTTAATGATGACTAAACCAATGCAAGACGAATTGTCATGGCAAGTCCAAAGGCAACTTGTAAAAAGCTATTTCAAAGTGCAAGAAATAAAACAACATATTGAAGAAAATAATGTAGTAAATTTTGATGATAAAATTGAAAAACTAAAGTTAGAACAACAAGGTCTTAAACTTGTAGTAGATTTATTGAAACCTAGTAAGGCGTCTACAGTAAAGATATTAAGAAATTTTAATGAATCTCAAGGATTAAGTACAGCATATTTTCCTGTATATGTAGATGAAAAAGTTGGTGCATCTGCTACAAATCTTTTAAAAAAATTCGATGTATCTATGAGTGCTATTAAATTCAACAAATTAATGCTTAAACATGGATTTTTGGAAGAAAATGAAAGAAAGTCAACAAAAGGAACTAAGAAGTATTGGACTCTAACTGAAAAAGGATTAAAGTATGGCAAAAACTTAGTAAATGATAAAGGCTCAGAAAAAGAGACACAACCCCTTTATTATGAAAACACCTTCATGGAGCTTATAAATTTTTTAGGCTATTCGGAAGGAGTGATGTGAGTGGACAATGTAATATACCTGAGTGGAATAAAAACGGAAGTTTAGTATTTGCTTCAAGGACAGTAGATAGACCAATATTTAACGCTAATGAGTTAAGCACTGAAGAACTTAATATGATAACCGTAGAATTAGTTAAAAATATGATTAAACAGCAAAAACAAATAGTTTGAAATTTAAGAGATGCGAAAGCGTCTCTTTTTTATTGCTCAAAAGGAAGTGATTCGATGCGCTACCGCATGCTTGATGTTAATGGAGATTATTCTTTCGGACGTGGCCAACAGAATATAACTTATGGCGTATATGCCGTGGCACAAGCCATAAAGACAAATTTAATGTTATTTCAAAATGAGTGGTGGGAAGATTTGGAAAATGGACTGCCAATATTCCAACAAATTATAGGAAATACAGGAACAATGGAACATATAGATTTAGTTGATTCTCTTATAAAAAAGAGAATTACAGATACAGAGAATGTAACAAGTATAAGCGATTATACAAGTAGTTTTAACAGAGAAGCTAGAAGTTATTCTTTCCAATGTAATGTACAGACACCGTTTGGGAATATAGTAGTAGCAAAAACCTTCTAGGAAAGGAGGACTAGGATATGTACTTTGAGCCATTCGTCGATTCAAGTGGATTAAACATACCTTATTTAGACATAAGAGACCAGCTTATACAAGAATGTAAAAACATATTTGGACAGGACTTGTATCTGGGAGAAGACACACAGGACTATCAATGGATAGCTGTAAATGCAGAAAAAATATATGATGCTTATCTATTAGCACAGAAAGTCTATAACAATCGTGGCCCCGGAACTGCAATAGGTGGAGGACTTGATGGAATAGTAAAAGTAAATGGAATAAAAAGAAAAAAAGCAGAATACAGTACTTGCCATGCAAATGTAACAGGATACGCAGGTTCTATAATTACAAATGGAGTAGTTTTAGATAAAGGAAATATACAATGGAATTTACCCGTTTCTATTATAATCCCCGATTCTGGAGTAGCAGAAAATCTATTATTAACTTGTTCAATCCCCGGACCAATTCAAGCAGACCCCGGGGACATTATACAGATATATAATCCTCAGTATGGCTGGACTGGCGTAACAAATACAGACATGGCAGAACTAGGGTCATATGTTGAAACAGACGCAGAATTAAGGGCAAGACAGCAAACTAGTGTAGCTTTACCTTCATTAACTGAATTAGATGGAATAAAAGGTGCTATAGCTCAAATAGAAAGAGTTACAAGATACCAAGTATATGAGAATGATACAAACCAAGTTGATGCAAGAGGATTGCCACCTCACAGTATTACGGCAGTAGTTGAAGGAGGAAATAGTCAAACCATAGCAAATACAATTTATTTAAAGAAGACCCCAGGATGTTACACAAATGGAACTACAGAGATACAAATAACTGATTCAAGCGGTAATTTAATGTGGGATGCTTTTAATGAACCAGTTATAAGAAGATTTTATAGGCCTACTTATGTAGACATAGACGTAACTATAAACATTAAGGCTTTAAATGCTTATACAACGGAGAACACAGCAGATATAAAAACAAATGTAGCTGAATACTTAAATAGTCTTCAAATAGGAACTAATTTACCTTTGTCTTCAATTTGGGGAGCTGCTTTATCTTCAATGTCGGATTTAAAAAATCCGGCTTTTTCTATTGTCTCTTTAACTGCGGCAAGACATGGTGAGCCTCAATCCTCGGATGATACTATAAGCATTTTATTCTATGAAGTAGCACGTGGCAAGATAGATAGCATAACTGTAAATCCAGTTTAGAAGGTGACTAAATGGCTATAGAAAAGTATTTAGATAGAGTAACAAGTGAACATAGAGACAAGCCAAAATTTATACAATGGCTAACATCAACTTTAACTAAAACAGATGGTATTTATAATTGCTTATCTGTGATGGATGATGCTTTTGACTTAGATAAGGCAGTAGGAAAACAGCAAGATGTTTTAGGCGAGTTAATTGGAGTTAGTAGAACATTAAATTTTCAACCTACACCAGATATATCACCTTTACTTAATGATGATACCTATAGACTTATTCAAAAAGCTAAGATAGGTAAAAACAATTGGTTAGGAACAGAACCAGAGATACAAACTATTTGGCAGGGTATGTTTTCAGACTTAAGACTAGATTTAATTGATAATCAAGATATGAGTATGACCGCAGTAATTTACGGTGTATTAGATGAATTAAGAGAACTCTTGATAGCTAATGGGTATATAGTTCCCAAGCCGTCAGGGGTTCGTTTAAATTTCATTGGGAAATCACCAGTAGACTTCAAAGTTTATTCTTCTATGGTTGTATGTCAAAACATTACTAGCGTAGTTTCAATGGAAAATCCTAAATATCCAATCAGTCAAAAAACTTATTCTTCTATGATCGTATGCCAAGATATTACAAACGTAATCTCATAAGGGAGGAAAAATAAATGGCAGTTTTTAATAATATGGTAATAACAACAAAAGGTGAAGCACTTTACAACAAAGTTCAAGCAGGAAAACCACTTAATTTTACAAAAATGAAAATAGGTTCT